GCACCCCACCCGAATTTCCCAAATTCTTTCAAAAACGCTGCGGAATCATTGCCGAAATACAATATCGCCTGCCCCTGTAATGGCGCACCGGCGCGGCCGGTTGGTGTTAAGTACCGAATGCGCCCGCGCGGGAACACCACGGATCCGGCCGCTTCTACAAGTTTTGCAAACCACGCGGTTTCGGTTGCATTATTTACGAGCACAATGGCGGTTTCAACGTCCCCACGAAGGTAATGATAGACAAGTTTTTCACAGAATTTTGGTATTAAATCCGCGGAATATGGCGGGTTCATCCACACGCGCCCGGCCCAACTCTTAGAAAGCCCATCGCTTTCCGCCGTGTATATCGCGGTTGCGCAAACGGTTTCGTTCGCGATGGTGCTTGACGCCGGATCTAAATCAATTCCACCCATCACAAACCGCGCAGAATCAATATATTCCGCGGGCGTGTACCATTCATTATTACCAGAATTGTATGAAACGTGAGGTTTCGCCCTTTCCTCAATGGCCTTTACTTCGTTATACGCGCGATTGACGCTTATTTCTCCGGTGCGCACTTTCTGAACCACGGGTGGGGGGGCTTCGCGGAGAATCGTTTTGATTTTATCGACTTGCTTGCCAGATACCCCCGCGATCTCGCCTATCTTGTCGCGGACTTGTGTTTTTTCAGCTTCAGGTAAATTTTCCTTAAGCTGCGGTGCTGCTCCGCCCGTGCTGGTTGCCTGTCGCGCCTTCGCTTCAGCGGCATAAATCTCTTCTAATTGCAATGCGATTTCTGTTCTCTGAAATGCGGTTAAGTTGCGCCTGGCGAGTTGATTTCTGAGTATCCATGCTTTCACCGCTTCGCGGGAATCAAATGATTTCTGAACCGTTTGATATTCTATGCCGTGTTTAGTGCAAATTTCATATCGATTATGCCCGTCAATCAGCGTGTCGCCCCACAACACAAGCGCATCCCTGCACCCATCGGCAATCAAAGACGCCTCCAGGTATTCAAGTTCTTCGGCCGTTGGTGGCGGGATAAGCGCCTTGAACTCAGCATCAATCTTCATAGTTTTCTTCCTCGAATCGGTTTATAATCGCTCTTTCAATCCATCGGGACATTCCGGTATCCCCCTTTGCCTTGCGTACACGCTGAATAATCGTTTCATCCAGCGTAATTGTAATGTGTTTACGCATACATATTTGTATGTGCATGTTGGTATAAATGCGTTTCCAATGGTGGTTAGATTTTGAGTTATGACGAGTTATGGATCGGTTAAAATGTGAAATCGGGGCGTTTTGCTTTCTGCAAACACAGATTGGTGAGTTAGGCGAGTTATTCGAGTTATTTTGACACACTCAGAAAAAAAAAAGAAAAAGAGAAGTGTATATCAGAAATAACTATCATAACTGTATATAATATATATATACATTATAATTATATTATTAGTAATTCTTTTCTTTTTTAAAAATAGGGAAAATTTGCGGTTTTTGAGTTAGAGCAAAACTCCGTGCTCTAACTCGTCATAACTCAAACCCAGTCGGATTCATTGAAAAACTGTTCGACGATATAACGGTCCGCTCCCGGCCCGCCGCGCCCCCTCCGTGACGCTTTCGTTACCTTCACCAGGTCATAATCTTCGCCCAGTACGCGCAGCACGCCGTCTCTAACTTTGTCGTCGCTCTTCTTATATAGTGGGCATCTCTTTGATATCTCCGCCCGTGTTGCTCCGAGATTCTCCTTTCCGCCAATAAATTCAATTACTTCGTTACAAATCGCTTCAAAATCGCTATTTGATACGCGGGACTTTATTTTTTCAACTGTCTGCCGGGCATAATAGTCGGCGTATTCAATTGCCCATTCTGCGTGTTCTTTTAGCACTTCAAACGATCCACAGGAAACCGCCACAATCAACGACAGTTTCATTGCAATTTCATTTGTCCGCCCAAGGACTTCAGAAATGTTAAAGATATCGAGATGGTCCTGTTCTTTCAGCATTCGGCCTTCGAACTCGTCAAACAATGCCTCTGCCTCTGGCGTAATCGGAATCACAATTGGATCGGGTGCGACGTCCGGGCTTGATACGTCTGTGAGATTTCCGGCGCCCGAGTGTGCGTGGGCGCACCTGTAGATCCAACTGATAATCTCCTGCGGCGGTTCTTCTTGCGAACGCTTGCGCGTTTTCTGCCGCCCTATCTCAGATTCGACAATGATAAACCGTGGGATAAACCCGGACGTTACGTTCTCGATTGTGATTGCGTTGTAAAACGTACTTGGCGTCGTCATTGCAATCACTGTCAGGGCAGGATGCTTGATTGTCCGGTTTGCCTGCATCTGCTCCTTTTGCTTTTCCGTGGCTCCAAGCGTCGAGAGTGCCGGAATCTGTGCGAACCCGTTGCATCGGCCCCACATCTGCATCATCACCGAAAGCGCATCCATCCCGTGTGAGTTGTTAGCACGCTTCGTGCTTTCGAGCAGTTTACCAAACTCGTCGATAATGCCGATATGCACGGGCTGGCGCTGCAATTCAGAATATACCGCCGACCCAGACGAATATTTCGACGTTCCGATAAGGTGTGTGCATTCTGCGCGTTCGAGCAGTTCCATAATGATCGTGCCCGCGTACTCTTTTCCGGCACTAGATTTCCCCACGTTTATGAAGAATAACGACGACCAGTTATTCCAATCCGTAACCCACCGGCGGCCCATCGCGACGGATCCAAGCGCAAGCGCGGCCTGCACCGCGAACTGTGGTTGCGATTTCGGCGCGGTGGCCTCGTAATATTCGACGACTTTTCCCAGGATGCCCGGAACGGTTAAAAGACGTTTCGGCGTTTCTTCTATTCCGGGTTGCGGCATTATAAATTCGTCCTCCGCGTTTTCCTTCGTTTCCAGTCGCTTGAAAATCTCTTCCCCGATCTTAACTTCACGGGCGGATATGCGCGCAGGCGCATACTCTTCTTTTACAATATCAAGCGCGCTGTTTATTGTGTCGCTTGAATAATCGGCGCGCTTCCATTTGTCGCGATACAACCCAGACTGCGAGAAAATGCTGTTGATTGCAGACGGCGATCGGGTGAAGAACGCGATTTTGCAGCACAATGCCGCATCTGCTTCGGATTGGGATTTGTATCCTCCAATGTTCCCCAAGAACAGATCGCGCGCTTTCGAATCTGACATCAATTTATCAATGATTTCGCGCTCTGAGAGTGATGATTCCCCACCGCGCTCGAATACCGGCGCGCGCTTCTCTTCTGGAGGGTTGAGCCAATTGTATAATTCCTTCAGGGTTTCGGGATTGATTTCCCTTATTTCGCGCGGTGCGCCTTCGTATATGTTGCCTGTGATCGTAAAATACCGGCCAGAGAAATACAGTTCCCCGTCAGATCGGTTTGTTCCCGTTTTCCACCCGGGGAGAGGATCGCCTTTGAAAATGATATGGATGCCTTCACCGGATGGGCTGATTTCGGTATATGAACCGATTTCCTCAACAAGCGCCGCGACCCTGGCATCTATAATTCGTTTATTGTCGTCAAGAACGCGCTCTATAATGTTTCCGTTCGCGTCCTTCTTGGCGTCATAATCGAATCCGCAATACCTGTCAGTCGTCTTAAACGCAAATCCAACGCCAGAAAACCCGTTCCCGACATACTCAACGAGTTTGTCGAGATTCCATTCCGCCCTCTGTGATCCTGTCATCACGCCAGCGGGCGAATACGGAACTTTTGTTTTCCGGCCTTTGCTATCCATCTCATATTTCCAGAGCAACCACTGATTACACGAACGCAGTTCCTCGGGGATATTAGAAACGCTTATGCCATTTCGCGATTCAGTACTTATAACCACTCAAACACCTCTTTTTATGCGTGCTCGTTAAGATACCTCTCCAAAGTGATCGCCGTCGAGAGGCGCATATCCTGCACCAGGCCGTTTTTGATCCGCCACAATGCCCGCACTGATATCCCGGTCTGCCGGGATATATGCGAAAGGTTCCTGTCCTCAAGTGATTTTGCGAACTCGTCTATAGTGCGCATGCGTCAAGTTATGACGTCGAAGTATATAATCATATCATATACGTCACACTTTCGAACCTTAGATAGGTATATATACATAAGGTGCGTATAGTTGTGTAGTGGCAGGGATGCCACGGGATACGAAAATGACAACTATGTTGGCAGGACTGAACGACCACGACGCAAAGATGTTGCGGGCCGCCTGGACCATTTGGGGCGAGCACTCACAACTCGACATGCTGATCGAAGAGGCGTCAGAATTAATACAGGCGATTCTCAAAGACCGGCGCGACGGGGATATTCTGTCCGGTAGGGTAGATACTGAGATCGCCGATCTAATGATCTGCCTCCAGCAGGTCGAGATCGTAATGAGAGAGCGCGGAATGTGGGAATACGTCGAGATTGAGCACGCAAAGAAAATGGACCGCCTCGAAGCGCGCATTCGCGACAGGACCACGTTTTACGACGAGGACCAAAATGAGTGAAAAAATCACGCTCGCCTCCGTGCGAGCAAACGAACTGAAACCGCCGCGGATCGTCGTTTACGGTCCGGCGGGAGTCGGAAAAACCACGTTCGGCGCTGGCGCGCCTAACCCAGTATTTATCCAGACCGAGGACGGCCTCGGGAGCATCACGGCGCCAGCGTTCCCGCTCGCCCGGTCGTATGGCGACGTAATGGAGGCGCTCAACGTCCTGCTCACCGAAGAGCACGACTATAAGAGCGTGGTGCTCGACTCTCTCGACTGGCTCGAACCGCTGGTCTGGGAAGCGACCTGCAAACGTCTCGACGTCGCCTCAATCGAGGCGCCGGGGTACGGCAAGGGATACGTCGAGGCATCGCAGGAATGGCGGCGTTTGTTCGACACGCTAACGATGCTCCGCGACAAGCGCGGCATGATCGTGATCCTGATCGCGCACTCGCAGGTTTCCCGCGTGGACGACCCGACGACGGCGCCGTATGACTCGATGGGC